TTTTTTCTGAGATTTTATAATTAGTATATAAAAAAAAAATATTGTATTATTATATAAAATGACAAACTCATATTCAAGAAAACAATTCCAAAGTGACTTGAAGAAGTTAGCTCAGATGATCAAGGAATTTTCTCCAGCCCAGAGAGGAGGTAAGAGAACTAAGAATGGAAACATCGTTCAGATGAGAACTTTCGAAGTTGTTCAAGTTGATGGAAAAGATGTCAAGCCACACGGAAACTACCAGATTAAGGAAAACAGTAAGATCGGCCCAGAGACTGCTGCATCCAAAGCTGCTAAAATGTTGTGCAGAAAGATTAAGAAGAATGGAGGAAAGCACACTGATTGCGAAGGTAGAACTTTAGTCATTAGAGAGAAAACTAGAGGATCCGCTCACAAATTATTCGGCCCATACATGGTTGTTGTTGAGCAGTTATCCCCAAAGGAATCAAATACTAGAACTAAAGCTTTGGTTCGTTTGACTGTTGATAGACTTGTCAAACAGGGAATGAAGAAAGACGATGCTTTCAAGAAAGTCACGAAAGAGACAAGCAAGGTCACTCACAGAGTTGTCGCCAAAATCATGCGTGGCAAATAAATAATGAAACCAATAAACCAATAAACCAATAAACTAGTAAACTAATAAACCATATATTTAATAAAAATCTATTATTAAATATATTTTAATGTCAACATCAAGTTACATGACGACTGGTTCAACACAAAGTACTACAAACAATACATTATCAACTTTACAGCAACAAAATCAATTAAATAGAACTTATGATAAATTACCAACACCAACAAGTATCACTGGAGAAGAAGTTGTTTCCGAAAATGGATTTATTGCTGTTAATTACAGTGGAACAGGTGGATATCATTTTAATAATAAGCATTTACAAAGAAAGAACAGAATCAAACGTTTACAGGGAAAGAAACATAAAAAAAATTACAAAATTATGGGATATCCAGAACCAAATAGTGTTTATGGAAATTTTACAGGAAGTTGGCCAGCTCAAGCTGCTCACAAAGCTTTAACAAATTTGTCACGAAAAGTTAATTTACACAATTCAAACGACTTGAACCAAATTAAATTTTGGATTATTGATGAAGAAACCGGAAAAAAATATTGCTATATTGGCTCAAGAATTAAATTAATGAAACCTAATATTATTGTAAATAAAAAAGGTGAAAAAGTCAAATTTTGGTATAAAACAACTTTAAGAAAATGTAACTTCAAAATGAATAATAACAGAAAAAAAAAGAGAAATACTAAGCATTAATGATTTCTCATTAACAAATATCTCTGAGCATTCGTAACGAATTCTTTGATGCGTTTAAATTCCTTTTTAAACGGATTACCCTGTGCAATTCTTTTGTTCTTACATGACAAGCTGTGCCAAATGATTCTACCCAATTCATCTTCCGTAAAGTAATCATATTTTTTTTTAATATAAGTTAGAAGATCGGAACAATGGAAATCAACAGCTGCCAATACCCATTTATCCAACATCAGATCACTCATATTATCTTGAATGGGATTAATATTACTGTACAAAATTTCATCTTTATATGGAATACCCTCAGCTTCATGTTCAGTAAATCTGCTGTACCATTTTAGCAAGTATTTATCAATCATTTCCATATCTACTTTCATTCCACCATAAGCTTTCCTTAGTGTTAAGGAATACATAAGTGAACATTCATCTGTAGATAATTTATTATATTTATCAAAGTGAACAAGATCATTTGTTATTCCGAGGTAATTATCGGATAAAACATCCACTTTTTTTGTTGTCACAAGATGATAAACAACACCCAATAAATATTCAATAATATATTTTTTCATCGTGAATTTTGTACTAGAAAATGCAACCATAAGCCAAATCATATTATTCATTGAAATATTCAAATAAACATCTTCCAACATAATGATAGGAAGTCTTCGTAAGAATGCTACAATATCCATATGGATAAAATGCGATGCAGTTTGGAGAGCAATGAGATCTTCCATTCGTCTAATTGTTTTTTGTAAATGTGATTTAATATATGGTGTGTTCTTGTATTTTCGCTCTTTACTTATAATATATTGATCTTCAATATTTGGGAAATATCCACATAATACAAATTTAAACCCATCCCTGAGTTTATCCCACTTAATAGTGTGTTCAAAATTCACATTTTCTGGTTTTCTGTTAAGCCAAACAGCATTTTTTGGGATGTATTCACTTCCCCAATCAATATAAAAATATTTCTTAATTTTGGTTTCATTTTTTGGTTTCAAACCTAACCATTTATTAAGTGTCTTTTGTGGCATAGTTATTAATTGCGGTTATATAAAAAATATTGAGGGATTCTGTTTTCATTTTTTATCTTCTTTTCAAAAAAAAAGTCGGTTTAGATTTGTTAATAAAAATATATGAAAAAAAAATATAATGAATTATTATGCTGCTTATAAACTTTTGACGAAAAATGGAGAACCAACAAGTTTACATACTACTGTTCTTTTCAGACATGATACAGATGATGAAACTTTACAAATGATTATCAATGAATTGAAAAATCTGGAATTGGAAAATAAATTAGTTCATGTCACAAGTGAAAAATATTTGGATGGCCCAAATGGAGAACCAAATATGATTAAAACTTGTTTATTAGATTTTGTCGATGATAATTCAGGAGGGTTAGAGAAACTTGAGAACCTATGTAAAAACTTCACTTACAGAAGATATTTGGTAGTACAACATCCATTTACTTTTCATACAAGTGTTGGTAATAAAGATCCAAATGGAAAGAAATATAAAGAATATTTAGAAAATCAAAAAACACTTAATGACCATAATGAGTTTATTTTGGGAGATTTGTATTTGAAAAATATGGATACAAAAGAAGTAATAAAAATAACAATTTGACCCAACGAAGTTAGAGACACTCTCTCTCTCTTTAATTTATATAATGATATCTACAAACAGCTTCATATATTCCGTAACTTCCAACTAGTTCTTTTTGTTTGTCATTTGTTCGTCTTTTTGTAAATGATGCTGGAGTTCCATTTCTACATTTTGAACAAAGTGCAGTTACATGTTGAATTGTATCAGAAAGAGGAATTAATCGGAGTACATCTCCAAAAGGTTCACGATTAAAATCACTGACCAATCCCGCAGCAACTACCTTTTTATTATCAATATCAATCATTTTTTTTATTTTGTCATATGCATCTTTGAAGAATTGTACTTCTTCAATAATAATAACATCTGCAGATTTATAAAGTTCACAAGACTCAATCTCTTCCAAATTTGTCATTGATACACAATCTTTAATTTCGTCTTTATCATGTGTAATTATATTATTACTTCCATATCTACTATTAATGGAATGATTGATACAAAGAATTTTATAATTCAAGAATTTAAATCTGTTAATCATACGGATAAGCTCTGTACTTTTTCCCGCATACATAGGACCAATAATTAGATGAAGATTGCCAACAGAATTCATTTTATATAAATAAGAATGCTAAATTTATTTATATAATTTTACTTGATCTATAAGATTTCACTTTTTTATTTTTTAATATACTTTACTCTCCCATCAAGTCTCTCAATACGTGTCGTAAAATGAGATTTTTTTTGATACTTTCTTAAGTAACGACTCAACTCCCTTAGTTCATCAACTAATCCCATGTTTTTTGAGCCACCGCCATGACTTTTACCAAGAGATTGACCTAACCCTTTACTGATAGATTGACCTAAACCTTCACTAACAGATTGACCTAAACCTTCACTAACAGATTGACCTAACCCTTCACTAACAGATTGACCTAATCCTTTACTGATAGATTGACCTAACCCTTCACTAACAGATTGACCTAATCCTTTACTAACAGATTTGTCTATTTTATCACTGATACCTTTAACAGTAGATTTACCTTGATTTCCATTCTCTTCATGACCTTGAACCTGATTTTCATTTACAACTGACCTTTTTTTAATAGTTGTAGTAGAGGCTTCATTACCTGTTGTTGATGGTTTATTAGCAATAATAGTAGCAGAAGCTTTATTACCTGTTGTTGATGGTTTATTAGCAATAGTTATGGCAGAAGCTTCGTTTACAGCGGTTGCAGAAGCTTCGTTTACAGCGGTTGCAGAAGCTTTGTTTACAGCAGTGGCAGAAGCTTTATTTACACTGGAAACAGCAGTGGCAGAAGCTTCATTTACACTGGAAACAGCGGTGGCAGAAGCTTTATTTACACTGGAAACAGCAGTGGCAGAAGCTTTATTTACACTGGAAACAGCGGTGGTTGATGCTTCATTGTTACTAATAATATCTTTAACTTTTTGTTTAGTTTGTAGACTTTTAATTGTTGCTTGAGCTGTTTTTAGTTCTGCTCTTGCTTTTGTAAGATCTGTCCATGTTTTTTGGAAGTCATTACTTGTTGTTGCAAGAAGATTTATAAATTTCTGTCTCATATCAATTGCGTTTTGTTCTCCATACATTTCATAAATTTTGGATGTTAACATCTTTGTATCTATGAATGAATCTGTGAGTTTGTCACAAGAAATATCAACGTTATAATACATGAGCATATACAAGATATTGATATAGTAGTTAGCGATATTTAGCATTAAGTTAATAAAAGCTGTCCACTTTTCATTTTCTTGTGTATCTGGGGAACCCAATTGCTCTTTCGCATTCAATATTGCATTTTTATATGTGGTTTGATTATTTAAATAAACATTGGAATACATTCTGCAAGTTTCTGGATTAATTATTCCTAAACCGATCAAATTATTATTTTTTTGTGAAGTTACAATTTTCTTAAAAATGATATCATAACTGTTTTTAACTCCGTCACAAAAATCATTCAATGTTCTTCCAACATCAATTAATGATTCAAAATTATTAATCATCTTAGAATAAACAACTTTCTCCTCATTCACATTTGTGGTTTCGCTCGCATTTTCATCTGTTGTAGAAACAACTTCAACATTTTTATTAGATGTTGTTCCAGTCTCTTCTCCAACTTTTGCCAAATTTGTTTTACTATTGGATATAATTTTTTGATTATAATCATTGAACTTCTTCATAATATCATCAAAGATGAATGGTAAAGTTGGATTGGGTTCTGTTTGATTTTCGTTTTCTACATCAACTAATTGAATTAAATTTAATAATTCAGATGAACTAATTTTTGCATAAGTTTTGTCATCTGTCAAATTTTGAGATGGAAAAGCATTGAAAGCTATTGTTTTATTAGAAAACAAATCGGAACAAAATGTAGCAACTTTACTCTTAAAATTTACATCATTTGATCCACCAAGTGTTGCTTCATATGTTTGAACAAGACTTGTAATATCTCCAATTTGACTCAATAAATCATTATTTTCTTTGGACAAATCTGAAATGTATTTACAATATGTTGTATAAAAACTATTCAAGTCAGCTGTAACATCCATTCCATCTACTCTATTAGATAATTCGGACAAGGAATTGATCATTTCAAGTATAATCAACATAATCTTAATTTTTTCTTTATTTTTATCAGCATAGTCATCTAATTCTTTTGTAATAATTTGACTAAATCTGGTACTCATATATAACTAAACATATATTTTTTCATTAAGTCAAAAAACAAGCAAAAAACCTCAAATACTTAAAGATTTATACTAAAATTTTGTATATTATGGATAGTACACAAAAAAAAAAAAGAGGGAGACCTAGAATAAAAAAAGTTGTTGATACAGATAGTGATGGTGTACAAAAGAAAACAACAAGAAGGGGAAGACCAAAAACAAAAAAAACAGAAGAAAAGAAAACTACTACAAAAAGAGGTAGAAAGCCAAAAGTAAAAACTGAAACTGATAAAAAAGTTTTGAAGAAAAGGGGACGCAAAAAAAAAGAAACAACATATAGTTTTAAGAAACAACCAATTGTATCTTATGATGATCCTAAAGTTGATACATTGATTTTACATTTACCAATAAGATCAAATGATCTTAAAAATGAATTAATTGAGGATAAACTATTGAGATATAATGAATTGACTGAACCCGCTCCGTTTGAGAGTAATTCTAATTTCCAGACATTAAAAAAGGTTGAGCCAATTCTAAAGGATACCGGATCTTTTGGTGAATTTACTGGAATCATTGATAATAAAACATTAAATAAAAAATATGATAAAAATTTAGAGTTAATTAATGAAAGTAAGAATCAAAATAATGATTATTCGATAAATGATATAGATGTTTCTTATACATTTAAGGAAAATAAATTAGTAAATATCAGGTGGGAGTTTATAGATGCGAATGAGAAGCATACATGGCCGATACATACTAATTCATGTTGTTTATGGTGTTGTCATAAGTTTGATACAATACCTGTATCATTGCCAAAATATTTTTATGATGGTAAATTTTATGTTAGTGGAATATTTTGTAGTTTCAATTGTGCTGCTGCGTATAGTTTTAGTAAGAAGGATGATCAAGTTTGGGAAAGATATAGTTTATTGAATTTGATGTATAAGAAATTGAATGAATGTAAATTTGCTAAAATTAGATTAGCACCACCTAGAGAAACATTGAAAATGTTTAGTGGTTATTTATCTATTAATGAATTTAGAAATTCGTTTATTCGTCAAGAGAAGATTTTCAAAATGTTAGAACCTCCAATTATTTCATTAATTCCAAAAGTTGAAGAATTAATTTCACATGGCAGTAGAAATAATAAGAAATTATATATTCCAATGGATGAAAATGTATTAGCAAATGCAAAGAAATCTGAAAAACTTAAATTGAAGAGAAATAAACCAGTTATTAACAATACAAGCACATTAAGTAGATTTATGAATTTGAAAATAAAATAAAGAGAGAAATTGCAAAGAGAGATTGCATCTCTCTTTTAAACTCTACGCTCAGTCTTCGCACTCTGTGCGAAACTGGTCAAATTGGAGATGATTGGGGATGATTGAGGATGATTGAGGATGATTGGGGATGATTGAGGATGATTGGGGATGATTGGGGATGATTGAGGATGATTGGGGATGATTGGGTTGATTTAATTTATTATTATTTTTTTTCTGTGAGAAAAAAAAATAATATCTTGTTATAGTATATAAACAGATGGTAGGAAGTCGTAAATGTGCACAACACCTTAGAGATGCTAATCGTTATAATCCAGCTCCAAGAAGAGGTTTGGCTGGCAACTACTTTTCATCAACTTGTCCAGATCCATACACCTCTTTGAACTATTGGAGAAGAAGATTCAAGACTCAGAATTGCTACTTAGGAAGTTACTTCGTTCCATACACTAGACCGGGAAACAACTTCGGAACTAGTACTCCATACAATGCCAATGGATTTAGTATGGGAAATGCTTGCCCAATGTTGAAATTAACTGGTAGAGGAAGATGGAGATGTAACACTGCTAGATACAACAATGCCAGAGCAAGAAACTGCAGAGCTAATGGAAGACCTAACTAAATAAGTTTCAAACTTTTTTTTAGACAATTAAGACTCAAGAAAAAATACTTAAAATATTTTAATATTCTAAGTATAGATGTCTAATGAAAACGAAATTTTCGAACCTGAAAAAAGAATGCCAATACTCTCTTGGGATGTAGGATTATATAATCTTTCTTATTGTATTTTACAAAAAACTTTGTTAGAAGAGTATGATCCAGAAAGTGAAGTAAGACCGAAGTATAGTGTAAAAATTTTGAAATGGGGAATATTACCAATTTGTAATAAAGAATCTTGTGAAATTAAGAAGGATAAAATGGGGGTTTATGAAAGAATGCCAATTATTTTGAATACCATTCCAGAATTAGTGAAGGTTAGTGATGTTTTAATTGAAAATCAACCTTCAATGAAAAATCCAACAATGAAATCCGTTCAGATTATGTTGTTTTCTCATTTTGTTTTCCATAAACAGAACGGAGAGAAATTATATGGAACAAAATCAACAATTAAGAATGTAGAATGTATGTCAGCAACAAATAAATTGAAAGTTTATGATGGCCAGGAGATAGTTTGTAAACAAAAATCCAAATACTCACAAAGAAAATTTTTAGCAAAGGAACATACCAAATATTTTTTAGAAAAATACGAAGAAGACAAATACTTAGAATTCTTCAATAAAAATAAAAAGAAAGATGATTTAGCAGATTCATATTTACAAGGACTATTCTTCTTAGAAAGAGAACATAACAAACAATATAAACCAAAAAGAAAACGAAAACCAAGAGCAACAAGAACAACAAGAACAACAAGAAAAAAGAAAATTGAAGAAGTTGAAGAAGTTAAAGAAGTTGAAGAAGTTAAAGAAGTTGAAGAAGTTAAAGAAGTTGAAGAAGTTAAAGAAGTTGAAGAAGTTGAAGAAGTTGAAGAAGTTGAAGAAGTTAAAGAAGTTGAAGAAGTTGAAGAAGTTGAAGAAGTTGAAGAAGTTGAAGAAGTTGAAGAAGTCAATGATGAGAAAGTTATTAAAGATTGGTAAAATAAAAAAAAATTGATAAATTATAATGGATAAAATAGGAAATCAAATTAAAAGAGGTGTTAATAGTTTAACTTATGTTAATCCGGTGACATGGGTGTAATTCCAGGTTTAGTAATCGGAATAATTGTTTTACTTTTTTTAGTGTTATATTTAAAAGTTCCCATAGATGGAACATCTGAAAAAAAAGTTTGTGATAAAGACGACAAACATTGTGAAAATAAAGATGTTTCAAACAAACAAAATATTTTAATTTATATATTGTTACCACTTGTTATTGGAATAGTTGTTGGAGGATCAATCTACAAATTAAGGTTTATGATAAAAAATCCCAAAACAGGAATGTTAATAGTAGGAACAAATATGATGAGACATTCAATAACTGGTCGATAATAATTTAAAAAAATATCAATCTTATACCTTATGTTTAAGGATTTAGTATATAATAATGTAATTGTTTATGGAGATTTCACTTTAAAATCTGGTGTAAAATCTGATTATTATGTAAATATAAAAAAAACGATATCTATTCCACATTTGTTCAACAAAATTATTGATATGTTAATAACAAATGTCAAAAGAATTCCAAATTATAAAACTGATTATGCAATTATAGGAGTTCCATATTCAGGAATTCCTTTTGCCAGTGTTGTAGCCTCGTGACTGGAGATCCCGCTTTTACTAATGCGATTAGAACAGAAGAAGTATGGTACAAAGCAGCTGGTTGAAGGTGAAAGTGGGGGTCTGAATGTTATTTTGATTGAAGATGTTGTGACAACTGGAAAATCTATTAATGAAACTGTAGCTCAATTGGTAGAATGTGATTTGACAGCTGAATATGTTTTCACTATTTTTCAGAGAGGTATTCCGAAGTTTGATACTGAGATTAAGTATAATTATTTGGAAACTCATCCAATGTGTTTAAGTGATAAGTTGGATACACTAAAACATGATATGTTATGTAGGAATAATGGCAATATATTCCAAGTTTTGAATAGCTTAGTTAAAGAGAGGAAATCCAATCTTATTGTTTCATTAGATTTTGAGACAGCTGAAGAAGTAAAGGGGTTTGTTAGGGATTATGTTGATTATTTCATTGGAATCAAACTTCATTTCGATTTTTATCAAAGTTCTGAGATCGCAGATTTGTCACATTTCTTTATGAATATTAAGAGAAAAACAGGAAAAGATTTTATCGTAATTGATGACAGAAAATACGCTGATATCTGTGCAACAAATGAAAAACAGTTTGAAGTCCCAGATATGGAATTGTGTGCGGATATTTGTATTTGTCACGGAGTTGCTGGTTTCGAATTCGCCAAGAAATGCTTACTCCCTGTTTTAGTTGTTGCACAAATGTCCAACAAAGGAAATTTGATTAATGATGAGTATACTGAAGCTTGTGTCACTGCTGGATTTCAACATGATAACATAATTGGTTTCATTAGTCAAGAGAATCTAGGATATCACGGCGGGTTATATTTTAAACCTGGTGTAAATCTTAGAAATGTTGGTGAAGGAGATGGTAAAGATCAACAATATACTGGTAAAACCGATGGAATCGATTTTTATATTGTTGGTCGTGCTATTACACAAAGTGATGATATTAAAAGTGAATTAATGTTTTATAATAAAGAGTTATTTAACTAAAGCGTAGGAATCAGAACATCTCTATCACGAAAATTATGATGGTTGTAAGATTACAATTTTAAATTATTTTTACTCCATTTCTTCAGATTGTAATTCAAATGTAAAATATTCTGTTAGGTTAGGATTATCAAGCATATCTAATCCATAATATACACTTTTTTGAACTATATGTTTTGTTTTGTATTCAGGTTCTTCATCTAATTTATCTTTTGCATCATATAATAAGTCGCGTATTATGTAGTAACACGCATTTTTATCTACACACATAAATCCATATGATTGGTTAACATATTCAAAAGCATAATCAAATGGACCATTCATTGATACATAATTACCATAAATATATTCCATTTGTTGACGATATGGATTTAGTGATACTTTTTTTTTATCAAACTACACATTCTCCTTGTAAAAATTCTTGACATGATATATTGTATATTATATAAATTTAATCTTAAACATTTTTACAAGTTAAGTCTTACTCCATTTCTTATATTAGATGATTGAACAGGTTCGTTATTCTCCAAGCTGTTCAAAATATTGTCGACCTCTTCCATATCACTTTTGGAACTTCTTGGTCTTTCAACATCCATGTTTCTCTGTGGTCTTGGTACATCAAATGTTCTACTTCCACCACCTCTCTTATTATTAGTCATATTAACAGCAGATCTAACTGCTCCCATGAGTGGATCATCATCTCCAACACCCATCTTCTCATTCATCTTGTTCATTGCTTGTTTGGAAATACTTGCAGCAATGTCTGGATTGTTTCTAATGAGATCTCTTATATCTGGATCAACAGTCTTGAATAAAGAGTTAGTCAAATGGAACATGAAACCACTTCCAACAACCATAAGCATCAATTTTAACTCTGGTGGCATCTGGACAGATCCACTATATTTTTCATGAAGTTCCTCAAAAACTTCATCATAATCATGAATATTCTCCATAGTATTTTCTGACCAACCATCTAATTTAATATTAAGTGGGTCCCATCTATTGTTGGCCTTCTCAGTACCACTAACAATTAACATAAGGATCTTTCTATAAAATTTAATACTAGATTCAACAGCTCTTTGTTTATTTAATCTCCTGAACTCAAAAAGAAGATCATCATAACTTGAGGCCATAGTTAATCTCCTTGATAATTGATAACCAGATTTCTCCAATCTAATTAACTTATACATAAGTTCTTGTTTCAAACGAGTACGTTCACGGTAATCTTTTGGAGCTGTATCAGGAAAGTTGTCTGTTTTTTTTGGAACAGGTTCTTTGTATTCTTCCTCTTCTTGGGGAACTTGGTCATCATTGTGAAACTCTTGTTGACTATAATCATATTCTCCATTATGTCCTTCTTCTTCATCAGATGAAACTTCTTCGCCACCACTGGATTGATCATCATGTATAGAATGATTATCACTTAAGTTTTGGTCCATATTTGTATTTGAGAAATCTGGCATGTTAATGTTCATATTATCATCACCATCATTATTATCATTGTCATCACTCAAATCGATATCTTCTTCGTCACTTTCTGATTCATCATCACTTTTGTCATGGTTTCTTCTAGGGTTCGCCATAGATTGGAAATCGAGCGATCCTAAAGTTGGTTTGATTTTTACTCTTCTTCCTTCATTAGATGTGTTTACATTGAACTGGGGTCTGGTGTTGAATCCTATTTTATTTTTATTTGGAGAAACTGAATTACTTTTATTTTCTAATATAACTACATTATCGTCATTTGTACTAGTTGGGACACTCTGATTTCTGAAATTAGTGCTATTGCCAAACTGTAGCCCACTCATATCTTATAAGATGTAGAGATGTTTCTAAATGGATATATACGCAATTTCATCAATTACCTACAGAACTTATTAAAACCATTATTTAATAAGTTTACTAAATTTATAAAAAAAATATTTTTAATTCAATAATATTAGATACACTTTTTTATTATTATTAACAAAAAATAATAACATAATCTTTCAAACTGCCAAATCTTACTTTCACTAGAATTAATCTTATCCAAAAATAACATATTTCTCTAAAGATCCATCATAATTTGATTCTATAAGTTCATATGAAATCCAAATTTTTGAATTTACTTTACCTTCTTCAATAAACACAATTCTCATCATCAATCTGTTATATTTTCTCATTGAAATGATGTTTTATATCATCTCCGATTGAAATTTTTAATAATTTCTATTGCTCTGTGATATTCTATCATATTTGAATCTATTTGCTGTTGATTGTTTTGTTTATTGATTTGGTTTTGTTTTGGGATTTTATTTTTATTTATAACGCAAAATTTACTATTTGTTTCAATTAAGAATCTGAAAATAAGGATGAAAAGGAGTGTTAATAGGATTGACATTTTAATATTTCTTGTTGATATGAAAGCAATTGAAAAAACGACTAAATATCTAAAAAATTTGTATTTCATGAATAAATAATCAGTTGTTTCTGGAATTTCATGAACCATATATTTACCACCAATATTCATAATAAACATTGCAATACCACCAATAAACGGACTTGTGTTTAATATATTAAGTATAGCATCCATCATACTTGATAATAGATTTTTATTTCTGTTCCCCCAGTTTGTTATAAATTGCATCAAAAGATTTCCTCAAATCTGAAACCATATCTTTAAAAGGTTCTTTTTCAATTTCGTCGCTATTTGTAGCAACCTCTTCTAGTTTGTCGATTTCATTAAATATATCTCCACCTTCTTCTTTTTTAGGTTCTTCACTCTCACTTGATTCTGGATTAACAAATCTCTCGACATTATTTTTTAGGAATTTCATATCAATCTTCTGTATGTTCAATTTCTTTCTAATCTCTTTGTGATAATACAAAACAAAAATAACAGCCAGAACAGCAACTCCGTGGTATATTTTATTAACTAACATGTACAAAACCAATAAGAAGAAAATGAGTTTTCCAGAATGTTTATTATATTTTTTTCCAAGTTTATCACTTTTTGTCATCAAAAATACAACACCAATTATCAATAAAATTATAATAATATTGTACAACATATATAATATTATTTACATAAAAAAATATAGAAAGTTTGACTTATTATATCAAATATAATAAGCAAATCAAAGTTCAATAAAAAACATAAGCAAAGGAGATCTTTATCTCATACCCATTTGGTTAGAAACTCCGGACATAGCACATGGTCCGGATGGGGATCCATCTTTTTCTTGTGGGATTGGATCTGGAACACCTGAAGCTAAAGTAGAATCAGTTGGTCTGTATGGGTGTGGATTGTATCCTGTATTTAGGTTTGGCATGAGTTTGCAGTCTCCTGAGAAACTTTCATTCATTTGTGTAAGTGTCAATAAGTAGACAACGAGAAGTAAGATTCCGACACATGGTCCACCAATCTTCAATTTATTATCAACAGTTAAGAAAACAATTGCTAAGATGATAACCAATCTTCCGAATCTATTGTTTACAACATCAGTTACTAAGTTTTTGACTTCGGTGCTTCTGTCAGCGAAAAACAATAAGTAGACTAAATAAGCCAAAAGAGCTAAAATAATAAGAGTATTAATCAAGTGATGGTTGAGGTGCATTATATATTTATTGATATATTTTTTTTAGAAACTTAAAAAAAACAAAGAATTACATAATATTATTAAATGTCATCATCTGAGAAACCTGAATACCCGAATAAACATTCTGAACAACACGCCTTTTGTGGATACTTAACAAATTCATGTGGTGGTGCCTCCCATTATTGGGATGAAGAAACCGAAAAAATTAAACATGGGAGTGGTCAACAATCTAAAAATAAAGATATGGGAATGATTATTTATTGTAATTATTTAACATCTCATTATGGAAAACTTTATCATTGGAACAAAGATAAACAAATTGTTGAAATTTTCGATATTGTTAAAAGTGAAAATAATAATAGTAATGAGGAAAAGGGATTTTTCTATAGATTGTTTGGAAGATTTTTTAGTTAATCTTCGTCAAAGAAATAACTAAAGAATTCAGTATTTGTATTAACAGATAGGAAATTAGAATTCCAATTTTCTATTATATCTTTTTTTTGTATCAATAGTAAGAGATACAGACAAACTATTGAAATGAAAATAATAAAAAGTTTCATTTTTATAAAATAATACGAGATTTTTGTTAAGATTATTATCTAAATTTATTATAGATATGTCATCATTAGGTTTTGGATCATTAGATGAATTATGGGGTGACAATTTTAGCGCAGCTAACGCAATTGGTTCTACCAATGGAGGAAATGAAGGAGTTGGTAATGCTAATAATTACAATGAACAGACTGGAATAGATTACACAGGAGGTAATAAATTTCAAACTGAACTCGCTCCTATTACAAACAATAACGAAAATTTGATGTTAGCCAATCAACAACAACAACAACTAGTAGCCCCTCAAAATCAATCTCAACAATTAGCACCTGTATCGACACAAAATATGGTCAGTCAAAATGTAGTTGCTGAAGAAAGTAAAAATATTCGAGAAATACTTAGTAAAATTGATGAAAGAATTAAAAAATTAGAAGAAATGTGTGTCAAACGAGATAAACAAGTTATGGAAGGATTTTCTAATAGAACGAGTAATTATTTCGATTTATTAGTTTTAGTTGGATTAGGAATCCTAATTATCTATGTTTTAGATTCT